TCAAACCCGAAAGTCATCCCGGTTGCGGCCTGCCTTCTCGGCCGACGTGAGCCATCGTGGGGCACGGCCGCGGCCGCTCCAGGTTTCACCCGATTCGGGATTGCGGTACTTCGGCGCCACGACGCTTCGAGAGTCGGACCGACGCTGGACGTCGCGGCGCTTGGCGCGCGCGGGCCTATTTTTTGCATAGGCGGTTTGGATCTCTTCCGGCGAGATTTGGAACTCGTGCATTTGGCGCAGGATTTTCTGTAGCGCCGACGCCCTGTGATTTATGCGAAGCGTGTCAGCCCGGCGCTGCAAGGTCTCAATCTGAGCATTGATTTTGGCCAGAGACTTTTCCATGGGCGGTTCCTCTTTCGGTGTTTAGCCGCTAAACAATCTGTCAGGCGTCGCACAGTGCCGGACGCCAAAGCGAGACTAGTGCCTTGAACTGTCCATGAATCTCGGTCCCCAGGGTATCGGGATATGCGCGTGTTTGGCGGATCAGACCAATCACAACGAGCATGTCATCGGCTACCTCAGCGTCGACGTTCCAGAAATCGGTCAGGTCGAAACCACCGCAGCTGGTCGCGTTCCACCACGAGAGCAGAAAGTCCGCCACGCGTTTGCTTTGACCAGTATCGCGCTGTGCGATGTTGATGAGGCGAGCCAGGGCATCAGTCCCCTTCTTTCGGAGCGCCGGGTTTGCGCTATCCCGTCCATGCTGCTCGAGACGATCCATGCTTCGTTGAACTTCCGGGCATACCGTAGGCGGTAGTTCGCCATTTACGGGTGGGGTGCGTGGCTCTTTTGCAAGGAATACATGGGTCGAACACTGCGCCACTACGGCGCGGGCTGTCGTCTCATCACGCGATGACTGTAGCGTCTCATCCGGCAGTGCGTCCGGCGACGTTCGGTTCGCACCTCGGGCTTTCCGAATCGCCTTCACCGCCGACCGCGTAGGCTTGGCCTCGGTCGCGGTCAATAGATCTGCCACGGCCTCCGGGTGCTCACGGTGCGCGACGGCCAGTTCATTGGCGAGCGTCACATCAGTCACCTTCCCCGCCGCAACCGCTTCGGCGACGGGTTCGGGAAGCGTGAGTAAGCCAGCATGATGGCTTACCCAGGCCTTGGATTTCCCGAGTTCACGCGCCAGGCCGGCCTGGGTCCAGCCGGCCGACAGCTTCCCGCCAATGAAGTCGGCAATTTCACGGAATGTCAGATTCTCGCGCTGCACGTTCTCGACGACTTGGTCCACGTCATCAAAATCAGGATCCTCAAACCCCGGCACAGACGTAAAATTGGCGACCTTCGCGGCGCGAAAGCGGCGATGACCGTGATTGATGATGAAATCTCCTGGAATGGTCGGGTGCGGGCGCAGCGACAAAGGAGACTTGATGCCGCGCTTGCCCTGGCGCTCGCGACGTTTGAACGATTCCGCAAGTTCGCGGATGCTCTCCTCGCTGTACCCCGGATTGTCTTCGCCACGCGAGTTCCGCTTATCCTCATGAATGCGACTGATGTCGTACATCCCGGGCTCTCTCGCCTGGGGCTGTGCTCCGTCCAGCATCGCGGCCAGATCGCCCAGGCCGGCCAGGTCCAGGCCGCCGGCATCACCGTGTTTAGCGGCTAAACTCATTTCGCCACTCCCATCGCTTGAAGGACGTGATCGCCGAGGGCGCGCATCTCCGCCCCTGCGGCCCGTGCGGTCGTCTTTTTGCTCTTCCAGACGGGTTCACCCTCCGCCAGTGCCTCTGCGACGCTAGTGCGAAGGCCTACCACGACGGGGGCCAGAAGCTTGCCGTGCGCCGCTTGTACCTCGGCGAGATGTTTGACCTGGCGCGGATTGCGGCGGTCAACCCGGTTCGGCACGATGCCCAGAAAATGCAGCTTTGGGTTGTGCTGCTTAGCACCGACGATCACGCGCATCATGTCCTTTATGCCCTCGATGCTGTAATCCTCCATCTCGACCGGGCTGATCACCGCATCTGCGGTGCGCAGAGCAGTAATGGTGGCGATCCCGATGCTGGCGGGAGTGTCGATCACGCAGAGGTCGAAGCCCCGCTTTTCAAACTCGCGCAGATTTACCGGGAAATTTCGAAGCGCCCGTTCGGCTGGCATGTAGATCACGTTGGCGAGCAAGCGGTCAGCATGCAGCAAGGAGATGGGGCCAGTGGCTTCGGGGATGACCGGCACCTCGTCCAGAAACAGCGCGCTCGCCGGCACCTCCAAGCGGTGCCGACGCATAGTCTTGGACAGGTTTCCGGTATCCAGATCCACCACGAGCGTTTTGAGTCCCTCTTCGGCGGCGTGAAATGCAATGTGGGCGGTGTCAGCAGTTTTGCCGACCCCACCTTTGTTTTGAGCGACCACGGCGGTTTTCATACCCATGAATGTTCCCTTAGAGAGATACAGCTGATGTTCAGCGGCTAAGCGCTATGAATCACTGTGAACTTTGAAGTGAGGCTGTGCCGGCTCGGGCAGGTCTGGCCATGCCAGCCAATAATCGTGTGGACGGAGCAGCTGTCGGGAGACTCCCGTTATCCGCTCGATCGCCACCCCCTTTCGAGGGCCCACAAGCTTGTACCCGTAGGCAATTTGTCGAAGGTATTCCCAGCTAGTGCGCTGGGCTGCACACATCGCCCTGGCTTCGTCCAGCGGAGTTTGTCTCAGCCACTCAATCAGGGGCTCTATACGGGGGTAATGTTTGGAGGCGCTCATATGTACTAAATAGTACATTTAAACAGTACAGTTGTGTTGTACTTTTTGGTAAAGCAGGGCGAGCTAATGCAGAATCCCCGCCATGGACGCCGCTGCGCAGGAAATGCAGGTCCGCAGAGACCGCTTACGTGCGTGGATTTCCGCGCACTATCCGAACACGCGCGCGTTTTGTCTGGCGCACGGTCTCAACGAGAGTGAGATCTCCCAGCTCCTGCGCACGAAGAGTTTCGGTTCCCGTAGAGCGAGGAACCTAGAAGCTCAAGCAGGTATGCCGCTGCGATATCTAGAGAATGTTCAGGTAGGGGCCGAACCGGCCGCTACTGCCACGAAGCAAGCGTCTCAGTGGCCTTTTCGCCACTCGTCTTACGACGACTACCTGCACCTCAGCCCCGAGAAGCGAGCTGAACTGGATATCCGCGTATCCGAGTTCATTGCGGGCGCGATTCAGAAAAAAAGAACTGCCTAAATCGCAACGCCGAGTCGATCCGTGCCATCGCACACGGACGAGTGGGGCCGCCACCCGCACTTTTTTACGACTGGTCTGGTCCGTAAAGGACGGCGATGAGAGAACCTCGCCCAAAGCCTAGCTTTTTGTGACTCATTGTATCTTGTATTGCGTTATGTCGCGGTTTCGACACAAAGCGAAATATGTACTAAAAGGTATTGACTGGATATGTACTAAGAGTACAGTGAAATCCACACGCTCTTTAACAATACGCAACAGAAGTACTGTCCCGCGCCTTCCTTCAAAGTCGGCGCACGAAGGGGAGCCGGCCGCGATCATTTGAAGGCCCCGGGGACGAAAACAAGCGGCAAAAGTCTAGGGGGTCGCGTAGAGGCCCGTGAAGTCCGGCCAGGTGCAGAACGCATTTGGCTGAAAAAATCTGTCCAGGCGCAGAGCTTGGAAGACCACCTAGATCTCGAGATGAAGCAGGGAGAGATCGACGATCCCGCCTTGCCGCCAGCCCTTCGCGTGAAGGGTACGAGCGCCTAAGCAGTATGTCTATGCCCCCCGTGGCGAGTAACGGCGGGGCGAAAATCAGGCCGGGAGAACAACTGGCCTGCGCCGTGCAAGTCGGCAGGTAACCGCCAGCGTCGTGGTATCTCGCTGGCGGCATCCGAATCGGCGTTCAGCAACCGGCAGCGTTTAGCAGCTAAACGCCTCCCGGATGAGCGCTCCGATTCGAATGAGCGTTGCTCTCGCATGTTCCGTCTCCCCACCGGGAACGCTTGGCCGCATGAAAAATGGAGTACATCTTGCACAAGAAACAGCCCACTCATGGAAATCCAAACAGCTCGCTAATGGCCTCGTCCGCAATAAAGGTCGCAATAGGACTGGCCTTGATCGTCGTGGTGCTGGCCACGGTTGGAAAGCTAGTTCAAGAATGGGGAACTGTGCTGTGGCTGGTGTCCCTGGGCGGGCGGTTCTGGGGAGCTGTCTCCGTGGGCCTAATCGGCCTCGCATTCACCGCATGGGCCTGGTTGATTACCTTTGCCATGACACAAAGGGAGGGCCCTACAGCGTCAGGTGCCTCGGAGCGTAAAACGGTGCTCCTGCGCTGGCTTATCGCCACGCAGATTGCGGGCACGGCGATTTTCATCGTCGCGAACATCGCCCTGTCCGGTTCCTACGACTCGTTCAGCCAACTGAACATCTATCAACGGATCGCAGTGGTCGCTATGCACGGATCCCTCTTCTTCACTGTGGCTTTGGTCTTCTGCATTCTGGTCTCGATCGTTGACGGAGATGACTGATGGATCGAAAGCTATATGTCGTAGAGGTCACGCTGGGCGGAGTGACGCGACCGTACTCGCCCGAGTTTCAATCAGCTGATCAATTCAAGGAGGGTTGGAAGCGCGTGCTGTTGATGGCCCATGGCAAGGCAGACGTGAGGTGTACTTGCTCTGGATCGGGCGAACGGCGCTTGTCGATCCACAGCCGTTCCAACTCTGATCGGTTCCACCTTGCCCGCTTTCCCGAGACAGGATCGGAGCACAGCGAAGACTGCGTTTATTACGGTGTAGATCCGAGCATGTCCGGTCTTGGTTCATACCGACGCGGAGTGGTCCAGGAACTCGACGACGGCGCCGTCAAGATTAAGCTGAAGGTCGGGCTTCAACAGCGTGCGACAGCTGCCCCAGAAGAAGCGGACGCTTCGTCCCCCGCCGCGCCGGCGATGCCCGCGACGCGCCCGCGAACCGGCCAAGCCAGCATGACACTGCTCGGTCTCCTGCACTTTCTGTGGACGCAGGCTGGGCTGAACGCATGGTCGCCAGGCATGGAAGGAAAGCGCAATTTAGGTGTGGTGCATCACCACTTGATGCGCTCCGCAATGACCACCTACGCCGGACGTGTCCGACTGTCCCAAAACCTCGTGATCGCCACGCCGACACCGACCGGGCAGCAAGCAGGACACAACAAGGCCAAGGCGTTGGAAGCGGTCACTCAACGACGGCGCCTGGTTGTAATTGCCCCCCTCGCACAGCACCAAGAGGGAATGGACGGCAGCGCCACGCTGCCTATCGCGGGGTTTCACGGAATCCCGTATCTGAATCTCGATGAGAACGTCTGGGAACCTCTGGAGCGCCGCTTTGCCCGAGAAATCGACTCGTGGCGGGCAGGGAATACCGTCATCGCTGTCGTACAAACTGATCCACCCAAGTCCTCTGGTGGCAGCACACGCGCGCAGATTTTCGATATCGCTCTCATGCAAACCACGCGGGACTGGATCCCGGTCGATTCGGGTTACGAGGCTCTGGTCGCTGACAAGCTTGTCGCTGAAAAGCGCCGGTTCGAAAAGCCGCTTCGCTTCGATGCTGGCGAGGACGCGGTCTTCCCCGACTTTTGGTTGCGCGACCGGCACATGCCAACGCCGCTCGAGGTATGGGGTTTGAACTCGCCTGAGTACATGGCGCGCAAGACTGAAAAAGGCGCCCATTACGACGAGACATACGGCCAAGACGGCTGGTGGTCTTGGAACGCTTCCGTCGGGGATCCGGTTCCGGAATTTCCCACACTGATCAAAGAGCACCCGGAACAGCAATGAACCAACAATTGTTTTTCTGGCCCACCATGAATATCGCATTCAACAATTTCGAACCCTGCAGGGAGAAGCGTTGAACGCTTCAACCGCCACGAGGCAATCGAGGATTCCGGATGAATAGCCTACAGAACAACATCCCCGCCCCTAACGCACCAGCGTCTCCGGCCAGTGACAGGCTCTATCGGCTGACGGATGTCGAGAGAGTCGTGTCGCTGAAGAAGAGCAAAATCTACGCGCTCATCAAGCTTCAACAGTTCCCACGCCAGAGAAAGATTGACGGCGCGTCGCGTTGGGTCGCTTCTGAAATCGATCAGTGGGTCTCGGAGCGCTAGTCTCGATCGGTGAGTGGCCCCACACAACGATTCGGAGAATCAGCCAGGGTACCTATGAGTGTACCCATGGCCGATAAAAATTGAACAAGGGCTTACACCACGAAAGCGTAAGCCCTTGATTTTATTGGTCGGGGCGGTGGGATTCGAACTCACGACCCTCTGCTCCCAAATCGTCTTAGGTCGCGTTTTTGACGGGTGCGGACGGTTTGTTATGTTGCAGAAATCCCTAAATTTCAGTAACTTACGCGGTCTTTGAGTGTGCCACGGTAGCTTATGGTTGGTCTGAAGCTGCTGCACGCTAGTCCACCAAAAGTCCACTACAGCGACCTTCTGCCTAATCGACAATGGCAACAAACCTCTTATCAGACCGTGCAGTCCAATCCGCGAAGCCGCGGGACAGAGAATACGAACTCCGTGATGGCGGCGGGCTGTCTCTTCGCGTCAAGAAAGACGGCACCAAGATCTGGGCATTCCGGTACACCAAGCCTGATACAAAAAAGCAGGTCCGTGAGTATCTTGGCTCTTACCCGGTTCTGAAGCTGGCTGACGCCCGCGAAGCCGTAGAGGCACGTCGAACGCTCGTGGCAAAGAGCATAGACCCTGCCAATGCAACTGCTCTGTTGTCGGATCAATCCGAGGCGCCGGCAACGGTCGGCGACTTATACGACACTTGGTATGCCAAGCACGTCGAGCCCCATCGCTCCAGCAAGAGCGATAAGGATTCCATAAAGAGTCGGTTCGAGAACTACGTCCGGCCCAGGGTGGGCGACATTCCATTGAGCAAGATCCGGCGCGGGCAGCTCATGACCGTCATCGACGCCGCGCGCGACGCGAATAAGATGCGAACCGCCAATCTGCTCCTCGGCGAACTCGGCCAGATGTTCCGCTACGCTGCGGCGCGGGAATGGATTCAAGGCGATCCGACTGCCGCTATCACGCGCAAGGACGCCGGTGGCCAAGACAAAGAAAGCGACCGCGTGCTGGACGATGCGGAGATCGTCCTGTTGCGCGACATTCTGGCCACGCCGCCAGAATCGAAATCTCGTTATTACGTCGCCAAGCGGCGCGTGCTGCCCGTCCATACCGAGCTGGCGGTTTGGTGGACCCTGGCAACGTTGGCGCGCGCAGTGGAAGTGGCAACCATCAAACGCAAAGGCGTCGTAAACCGCAAAGCAGCCACCTGGACCATTCCCGCCGAAGTCTCCAAAAACAAGAAGCCCCACCTGGTGCATCTGAGCCCGTTCGCGTTGGCCGTATGGGATCGCATGTGCGAGATCCCGGGCGACGGCGAGTATGTGTTTGAAGGACGGGACGGTGGACACGTGTCGGAAACGGAAGTGACCCGACGCCTATCGGACCGGCAGACGCGCGCCAAGCCTATCAAAGGACGGAAGAACAGCACGATCCTGGATCTCCCCGGTGGACATTGGACCCAACACGACCTTCGCCGCACCGGCGCCACGATCATGGGAGAGCTCGACATCTCGTCCGATGTCATTGACCTCTGTCTGAACCACAAGAAGGCGAAAAGGACCACGCGCACCTACCAGCGCCAAACCATGCTGCCGCAGCGTCAGGACGCGTTCAATACGCTCGGCGCGCACTTGACCAAACTGCTTGGGGCCCCTGCGGGATGGCTGCCGTCCATTGACGCAAGTATTGAGATAGGCGCCTAGGGCATCTCAGCCCGTGACCGCGCATAGAACTATTTCGTAATATGGTGGCCTCTGTGATGTGAGGTCCCATGCAAATACGATCACTGTTAACCGCGTTCTGTCTCGCAGTTCTTTCGTCCACACTCCACGCCGCCAAATGGGAAGGGCCATTTGGCCTCCAAAAAGGTCTCACTGCTGAAGAAATGTCTGCGGCAACAAAAGGATGGAAGCGCGTGGAGCCGTACGTTTACGTATTCGACTCGGCGCCCGCTAGCTATGCCGGGGTGAGCGAGTACGTGGCAATTGTCACTCCGCAAACCGGGCTGTGTGAAGTGACGGGCGCTTTTCAGTTTGATAACGCCAGCGCTTACGGAGATGATGTAAAGAAGTTGGTCGCGCGATTGACCGAGGGCCTAACTCAGAAATATGGCGAGCCCGCGCGCTCATTCGACTTTCTAAGGGCGGGCAGTGTGTGGACCCAGCCCAGTGATTGGCACATGAGCCTTTACAAAAAGGAACGGGTGCGCTCAGTTTTTTGGCACAAAGGCTCCGCCCCTACCTCCCCTCCAATGCCGAATTCGCTGAGCGCGATCGCCATTCAAGCAGGAGCCGAGGATGCGAGCAGCGCTTTCGTTGATCTGACTTACCAGTTTGATAACTACGATGCATGCCTGGCGATTCGAAAGCAAAGCGACGATGCCGCCCTCTAAAACAGCGCGGTTCGCACGACTACTTTCAAACCTCGGCGGGGGCCGTAAGTGAAGCGAGATCACATGGCCCGCGCGGGGATAGCAATGACCTTTTCCCAGCCAGCCATAACTATGGCGCCTGATCCTTTTAAGGATATATCCACATGAAATTCCTGCGAGGACTTCGCGAATCCAAGTGCAAGGACCGTGCTGTTACGATCGTGGCCGGCACCCTCAAGGCTGTGACCAGAGGTGGACCAGCGCTCGACCCGCCCCCGGGGCAGTTCGCCCGCTTCCTGGTTGCGACGGCATGGCACTCCATCCCGCATCTCGACACCGGGCAGTCTCCGCTCCCGAATCCTGCGGCGTTGGCGGCATTGGCGGTTGCGATTGGACTGCAGGGCGCGGAGGATGATCCTGATCGCGGCGCTTATCGCGTCTTGCTCACATGCATGTCCATGATTTCCGAAATCCTTAAGGCCGAAACCTTGTCGCCGCTTGATCGAGCACTCGTGACCAATGCTCAAGATCGGCTCACGCGGCTAACGTCCTGACCCACGCCTGACACGCAGCCAACGGAGCCCGGGGTGCTGACCTTCTACTCCGACCGAGAAATGATGGTCTGCTGATTCGAAGAGATTGACGGCCGGCGCTACTACCAGGGATGGTGGATGCAGTGGATGCAGCGGTAAACCGGGCCAATCCGCGCGCGCCCCCTACTCTCCCTCAGTGCACATGGCGAACGAAGATAGACTTCGCCACCATGCTACCCGAGCGATTGTCGTGGTGATACACAAGCGCAACATCTGCCGTAACCTTCGATCTACCGAAAAGATCGGCCGGGTCCACAGTGGGGTCCAGTTGTATTGGGAGACGCTCCGTTTTGCCTTCCACCGCCCCCGCCCAACCGGCATCCTTTCTGTCCATATCCCCAGCGCGAAGGAGGAGTACGGCCCCCTTCAATTCGTCTACTCGTTTTTGGGGCTCAATGTTCACTACCGGCGGAGTTTCCAAGATGGCCGCAGGCTGAATTGCAATATCCTGGCGCCCATCCAATACAATCGCGGCCTCCGCGTCGCCTCGGGCGGGCTTTACGAGCTTGACTGCCGCGCGAGCCAAGTCCTTTTTGTCCGTGACAGCGGTCTCTACGATCGCCCGAAAAGCTTCGGGCGTCAGGCCGACCTCGCCCGCCCCAATATTAATGATGACATTGTTGTTGGCGGTGATATTCGGCGTCGGGGACGGCGACGTTTTCGCCGCCAGGAAGATCCCGTATCCGATCAGCCCGGCGATCAACGCCGTGATGAGACTTCCTTTAAGCATCGGGCTACCGTCCAATTTGGTCTTCACTTTCGCAAGGAATTCTTCAAATTCCTGCTCGGTGTTGAAGAAAAGTTTAACGGCGATTTTCTCAACCAAGCTACCGCTCTTGATTTCCTCAACGTAGATCTCGGAGCTCAGGATGGGGACGCCCGACGCCTTTTCGATCGCCCGGGGAAGACTCCGCAGCAAGCGCTCTAAGCCTTGAAGACCCTCGATCACCTCGGCGATCGGAACTGGGGTCTTTGTACTGTAATAGAGCTCGTGTTCAGCCACGTATACGAACTGCGTCATCGCCTCTCCCGGGTAATCTGTCTCCGATAATCAATACAATGTAACAGATACTAAAACTGCGTGACGTCTCGCGAAGCCCTCTCTGCTAGGTAGGTGCAGAACACCGCTGCATTCGGGTTGAAAATCACTTGTCGGGGTCGCGCATCTGGTCATACGCGCGCTCGCAGGTCAATCCTGCGATTCGGGCACGGTCTGCAACTCCCGCAAGCTCTTCAGCTCGACGGCTAACCCTGCTGAGCATGTAGGCAAGCAGATCGACGGAGTCGATTCCTGCAGGGCCTCCTTCGGCAGCGCCGGGATCTCGGGCGGCTGCGGCGCGAGCCAGCGCGTTGACGCGGGCGCGCAGCCCGTCACGCTCAGCACGCAAACCAGCAGCATCAGCAGCCGCTGCCACGGCTTGATTCTTGGCATCATCACGGACTTTCTCCACCGCGGCAGTTCGCCGCCTTCCTTCAACTCGGGCCGCCTCGATGGCGGTCATCGTGGCCTGGGCCTGGGCGTCACGTTCCTGCGCGCGTGCAGCCTCGACCCTCGCAAGCTTCGCGTCCCAGCGCCACCCTTGCGCGGTCCAGGCCGCACCGCCCAGGACCAGGCCGCCGGTAAGTGCCGCGGCCGCGTAGCCCTTCCAGCCGGTCAGCATCTTGATGGCGGCGATCATGCGCGCCCCTTCCAATCGCGCGGGATCTGGAAGTGCGGGCCGTCCTTGAACGACTTCCAGTCGCCGCCCCACTCCACCGGCACGCCCAGCTCCGCGGCGCACGCTTTCACCACGTCGGCCAGGTCCTTGAACCGGGCCCATTCATTCCAGGGGATGGCGCCGCCCACCAGCGGAGCCAGGTCGACGGCGTGGCCCAGGCCGTCCGCCTGCGGCAAGTGGTAGCTGTTCATGGTCTTGCTGCTACCGCGCGCCACGTACTCGCGCTGCTGCGCAACTGTGCGCACGCCCTCGACCACGGTGAAATCCACGGCCGTGCGCTGAATGGCCAGCTTTACGATGGCGACCAGGTCGGGATGCACACCGACCAATCGCGTAAGGCTGCGCTGCGAAAGTTGAAAGCTGCTCATTGCTTCGGGCTCCTGATGTGCTTGGCCGTCACGGCGGCCACGTAGAAGGCGGCAGAGGCCGCAAGCGCGGCGTCGCCGGCACTGGCCCAGCCCGCCACGAAGATGCGGCACGCCGCGCCAGTCGCCGTCAGGCAAACGGCCGACAGACCGATCCGCTCCAGCGTTGTGTCCTTGATGCCGCGCGCGAAGACCGCCAGCGCCGCACCGCCGGCCACCACAAGCCAGCAGACGAAGGCCAGGACCGCCCACAGCGTGAGAATGATGGTGCTGTCCATGTCACGCCCCTTTGCCGCGCACGCGGTCGATGACGGCCTGCCAGAGCGCGCCCACTGGTGCAGCCTGAACCGCTTCCCAGGCGCGCGAGACGATGGCCATGCCAAACATGCCCATCAAGAAACCCGCCAGACCTTCCGGGATGCCCAGCGCCAGCGACAGATACGGGGAGGCGTAATAGGCCACCAGCGAGCCGCTAATTGCCATACTGACGCGTGCAGGCCAACTGCCCTGCAGATAGCGCATGGACACAGCCGCGCCAAGTACTCCGGCAAACTTTGCCGCGAAGGCGTCGAAGTCTTGAATGTTCAATCGCGTCTCCTTGAGACGAAAAAAAGCCCGCCGAAGCGGGCAGAACTTGAATGCGATGGACAGCAGCTATTGCCACCCGGTAACGTCGATTACAGCAATATCGTTTTCCTCCGCATCGCTAACAAAGCGGGTGTTGTAGAGCGGTGCCCAGCCGTAGAACGCGCCCACCTGATCCTGGATCTTTGAAAACACGCCGGTGCTGGTCGCGGCGTAGTTCTCGCCCCACAGAATCGAACTCCAGCCGCCCCCCGGGACGGGATAGCATTGGAAGCCGCGCCGCTGGAACGACGGACAGTAAGCCCATTTGCGTGCCGGCAGGCCACCCACCTCCATCCCGTTGATGTACCCGCTGCCGGTCCCGTCCGAGTTCCAGTATCGAGGGATGCGCAGATTTCCGTAGACGTTCATGGGCCGCGCCGTACTCATGAAGATGTGCCGGCCGTCCTGCGCCCATATGTCCATCGGACCGCCTGTGACCCACGGCCAATCAAATATGTAGTATTCGACGGCCACGCCCGTGAAGGTGACAGTAAACGTCCCGTTCCCGTTGTTCACTAGGCTGCGCATGGTGGCGAAGCCGCCGCCAGTGGGCACGAAGAACACCACGGGCCGGACCGCGGCAAACGAGAAGGCTCCGCTCGCCGTGCCCATGTACCGCAGGAACATGTTGACGTTGCGGCTATCGCACAGCAGATTCCCCGCCGTGTCCCATAGCTCAAACGCGGCGTCGGCCATTACTTCACCCCCCAAAGAACCAGCATGTTTGCCCGCTGTGTGTTTGGGGCATCGGTAAAGGACCAGGAGATAACCGACCCGTTTCGGCGGACGGTCGGGTAATTGGTCCCGCCGCTGGCCGCTGTCACCACAAACCAGGAGTTTGCGGTGTCAGCGAGTTGCGCGATGTTGACGCTGCCGCTGGACGTCCCGGTGTAGAACTCCCCCAGCTGGCGCGCAATGCGCATCCCGGCGCTGAACAGCAGGACGCCCTGGGGGGACCACAATTCAAGGGGCATCACCGCCATGTCAGCCCCCGAATCGCGCGCCCAGCACGCCGTTAGGGTAGTAGTAGCGCATTCCCCGGTTGGTGATCTCTGTCCTGGATCCGTCCGCCTCAGTTCCGTTAAACGACATAAGGCCAGACCGCATATTCAGATTAAAGACGGGCACACCGTTCGGATTGAGCGCATCGGAGCTGAGGTTGTCCTTGAGGTTGAGGGCTCCGATAGTGGCGCGACCGATGATTGCCTCGTTCATGAACACCTGCCCGCCCTGCACCACAAAAGGCGCCTTCACGGATCCGGTGGACTCGTCCAAGATGGCCACGCGCGCCGCAGCGAGCAGGATCTGCGACGTGATGACACCTTGATTGTTCTCGACGCCTACGCCGATGCCGGCGAGGTACGGCACACCGCCCACCGTAAGCTGAGTTTTGATGGTGTACATCGCCGCCAAGGAATTCACGATGGCGTCAATCTGCACTTGCGCGTCGCCGGCTTCGTCAATCCGATCCAGCAGCGCCCGGGCGAGCTGGGTTTCGGTGATTTGGCCGGTAAGATACTCCAGAATCTCGTCCGCGCTATTGCTGGACGTGCCAATGACGCCCGGATTGCCGATGGGGAAAAAATCCCCTGGGATGCCGGTCCGATCCACCAGCCGGGCCCAAAAATACAGGCGTTTGCCGGCGGACAGCCCCATCAGGTCATGGGTGTTTTGCGGGAACGCGAATTCGCCCATCTTGATCGCGCTGCCCTGGTTCTGCGATTCCGAATACCAGATTTCAGTACGCTCGATGATGTAGTTGCCGGCAGGAAAGCCCCAATTGAGCCGGATGCCGAACACCATCCCTTGGGCGGTCAGGTGCGTCACCTGCGGCGGCGGCAGAACGTTGCCCTCCAAATCGGTGGACGCCGACATTCCCCAGGCCGAAGGGATGTTCGCAGCGTTGATCGCGCGCACCCGCGCAAGGTATCGGCCGGTGCTGATGCCCCGGATCTCGACGGACGCGGACGCCGTGCGCCCCGCCTCAATCCAGTCCGAACTATTACGCCGCCACTGGACTTGATACTCCACCGCGTCCTGCACCTTGTCCCAGGTGATGAGGGCATTGTGGGTCGCTATCGTCTGGTCCAGCGTCGAATAGGATGACAACGCCACGTTTTGCGGCGCCGGCATGACCATGGGCGGTATGACCGTGATCGGCGGATTCTCCAGCCGCGTACCATAGTCCACGGCGTCGTACTTGCCCGGGACGTGTTGCACGGCAGTGATCGTGGCATTGAGGACGTTTTCCCGCGTGATGCTCACGACGCGGAAAAGCTGGGTCGAAAGCTCCTCGGACTCGAGGGTCCACACCGCCTCGGCCTCTGGGATCTCGGTAAACGGCTGGGTGACGGTGATTTCCAGGGTTGCGCCCTGGATACCGATCATGTCCGCCGTAATCTCCGAGCTATCAGCGGTCCAGATAGTCTGGTCAGCGGTGATCATCGTGCCCACCGCGCCCTGGATGATTCGGGTTTGAGTGAGTCCGTTGGGCATGTTCAGGATCAGACGGTCCCCAGCGCGCACTCCGATGGCCAGATCCACCACGATGGTAGTGGCAGTTGCTGAATGGATCCGACCGCCGATACGGCGCCCGGCGCGGTTCTTGTCCGCGATGCGGATGACGGAGCCAGGTTTCACCACGGCCTGCTCCAGCCCAACGCCGAACGTCACGCCCTGCGTTTCGCGCTGCGACGACACGAGAGCCCACTTTCCGGCGCGCACGGCCTGCCCGCGGGACGTGCACCCGAACGCTGTCATCTGGTGCATGCGAACGCCATAGCGGGAAATTGCGTCGCGGTCTTCCACCGCCTCCATCTTGGCGATGCCCTGATTGCTGCTGTCGTTCCAGGACACCTGCACCACCGTATACCGGGTTCGGCGCGGGCTGCCGGCGTAGCCGAACCGACCGTCCAGCACGTTGGCGTTGGTGAAGTTGTAGAGGGGGTCCGAGGGTATGTCTGCGGACGCGGCAATGGAGCCATTCATCTCGTAGACAATTCCCCGAAACACACTCGCCAGATCCGACATGACGCGGTATGCGTCCGCCGCCTGCTGGATATAGACGTTGCAAGTGAATCGCGGCTCCATACCTCCGAAGCCGTCTGGCACCATCTCGTCACAGTACTGGGCGACCGGGTAGAGCTGCCACTTGGCCATGGCCAGCCGCGCCGGATCCAGGAATGCGCCAGCGCCGTAGCGCTGATTCGACACCATGTCGTACCAGATCCACGCGGGATTATTGGTCCACGCCTGCTTAAACGTCCCATCCCAAACGCCGGTATAGGTCCGCGTCTCGGGATCGTAGTTGCTGGGCACCGCGATGATGCGACCACGGAACCGGTATGCGCGGGTGGGAATGGCTGAAAACTGGCTCGCGTCTACTTGGATGCCTACCGCCGCAGACATCGGCATCCGAAGCTTTGCATCCAGCACGTTGGTGATGGACTGGATCCACGTAGCATTGGTCAGGGTGTCCGTGGCGGAGTCGACGGAGAGCCTGCGCACGCGAATAACCCACCCCGTCTGCGCGCCCTGCGGCAAGTCAATTCGGTGGGTGCGCGCGTAGGTCTGCGTGGTCTTGCCATCGAATGCCGACACCAGAATCTCCTGGAACGGCCCGCCATCGGTCTGAAGATCAATGGCGTAATCCACGCGCGTACCGTCGCGGTCTCCATTGCCAGTGTCCACCTGGATGAGGCCCCGAACTTCCAGCGTTATGCGAACCGCCGACAACGTGCGGTCCGTGACCGTCTGGACCCAAGGAGCGCCGTATTTCAGCTGGACACCGAGGCCGGTGGTGCTCTCTGCGGCCGGGAACCCCTGGATATAGTCCTGCGACTGCGTGCCGTTTCGAAAATCCACACGGACGCCCTGAAAGTTGAGCGACCCGTCATCGTTCTCGATGGGCGTTCCGTCCAGGTAGATGCTGCGCAGGATGGAGTTAAGGCCCGTCACAGGGCCCACAATGGGTCCTTCGCTGATCAGGTCCAGCACTTTGGCGTACGAGATGCTGTGCAAGCTGTCGGGAGCCTCCACGGGCGATCGCGCGCCGCCGCCGCCCTTGCCGCCCTTGCGGCCCACAATCGTGATCCCGCCTTGGCGTGCGATGTGCCGCATGGGCCCATCAATAGAAAACCCGCCGGCTTCGGCGGGTGAAAGTAGACGTTGCATCGTTGCCTCTATGCTTTATCTTCAGCGTAAATGCCGGCGGAAACGACCGCGCTGCCCGCCCAGCATTCGCCGTAGTGGAGAGGGACGCAATTCCCTTGCGCGGTCGTGTTGACCGCACCATTGAAGTTGTAGGACGCGCCGTTGTCGGGGCCGTCTTTCGTCGAAAGCCCGGTCTGCGTGGGACTCAGAATCTGGATGGCCCCGCCCAGAGCCATGACCGCCCCCATCTTCATGAGTGTCGTCCCCATCGGCGCGGCGACACCCGTGTATGTAAGCACCGCGCCTACGGCGATCATGGCCGCGCCGAGGATTGTCTGGAAAACGCCTGCGCGCTTGGCCCCCTGAATTACCGGAGCAATCCGGATCTCCTCACCGTCTGCGGCAGCATGGTTTAGCTCTGCCTCCGCGAGGTTCCGGCGGTTCAGGAACACCGCATATCGAACGCCGCGGTCTCCGGAGACAACCATCTCCTTTTCAAACCCCGGGAGAATGGCACACAGCGCCTGAACGGCTTCGGCGGCGCTGCGCACGGCCAGTCGATGTACGCGACCGAACTGCGCGCCCAGGCGTCCATACAGGCGGATGGTCTGAAGCTGGTTATCCAATTGCCGCCTCCCGATGCCGCAGGACAACGCGGGTGATCTCCTGCCAGTAACCGCCGTAAACTTCGCGAGTGGACAGCCGGCCGTACAGGTGATGGAGCATGGTCCCCTGCATGGGGAACAGATCCGGGCGCTCGGAGAGTCTGCCATCGCCCAGGTACACCGCACCGTGGTTGGTGCGCTTGGCCAGGTGGTTCATGAGGATCACGTCTCCGCGCTGCACGGGTTCCCCCGAGGCCAGCGGCCGGAAACCTGCGGCGGCGAAGTTATCCAGGTAGACCTCCTCCTCGCCCTCCCACCAGCCATCAGCGCGGTGGAAATCGGGAATGGAAATCCCCATTTCCCTCGCGTGAAAGTCGCGGATCACGCTGTAGCAGTCCAGGACGCCATGATGGAATGTGCGACCCAACAGCGGCGCTTGATAGCCCGTGGGGGAAAACGCCTCGATGGCGAGCGCTTGGGGCGCTTCCTGGCCAATGTCCTTGCGCACCTCCACGATGTACCAGGGCATCGCTCCTACCCTCTCGGCCATGGCCTCGCAGGCCACCAGATCCGCTTCCGATGGAGAGGCCGTGTTATCCGGGTGCGAATGGACAAAGGCCACCACCGCGCCCATATCTTCGGCCGCTCCCCAATCTTCGGGGCGCGTTACGAAGCCGGCCTCCGGCGCATCGGCGACATTCTGGCCGCGCACATAGATCTCGCGGCCATCGGCATCGGACACCACGAAGCCCACACATTCGGCGGGATACACCTCCTCTGCGTGCCGGCGCATGGCTGCAAGCGTTGCTTTCTTCATGCTATCGAACTCGATCAGCAGCGGGAAACCCGCCAAAGTTGATGACGGCCGCGACCGGCTCCACGCCCTGCTCTGCGCCGAAACGAAGCTGGCACGAGCGCACCAGACCGGGGCAGTTGTCCTGGTCTGGGCTGGACACTGGGCGGTCCTGGCCGTCGAAATACGCGGACCCCGTGTACTGGCAATAAGGGCCGCGATAGCCGCCTATCCATTTCCACGGGCAGATGGTTGCAACGATCTGGCGACCAGGGAGCTGGCGCCCATCGAAAGCAAGTCCCGTAGAAAGCTCGAACTCAACCACCTCAGGCAAGTCGCTCAGCTTCTGTTCGACCAGCCAAACCTCCAGCGGCAACTCCTGGCTCGGGTCATGGTTGGGGTTGCCGTCCGGGAAGTTCGCCGGGTCGAGATACTTGGCCAGCGTTTCTCGCACGGTCAGCACGCAGCCCACCAGATCGTCCATTGCGATGCACAGCGAGGAGATCACGCCGGCGACGGGCTCGCCGTTCTCGTCCTCGCCGATGTTGCCTACCGAGAGGGTCGGCGACGGCTGTGACGCTTCGCCCGTGCGTTGAAAATCGCGCGCTTCCAACGCCCAGGGCGTGTACTCCTGCCCCTTCCAGAAGATCGGGCCGGTTTGGTTGTAGTTGTGAAAGCGAAGGATGGGCCCGCCCTGGTTGCTGGTGTCCAGCTCAAACAGGCGCACCGCATCCCCCGGCTCCAGTTTCTGGATGTCGGTAACGATGCTCATGTGGGGATTTCCTACAGATAGTTGCCGGTCAGGCCTTGATGTTGCCGGCACCGATGAACAGGTTCTTGCGGTCCTGCTCGGTGAGTCCCAGAGCGGTTGCCAGGGCAATGAGCATTTCGCTGTCGAAATGGAACTCCTGCAAATCGTCCCATGCTCGCCGGTACATCGCCGGCGTATCAGGATGCGCAAGAACATCCTCCACCGCGTCAAACAGCGAGCCGTCGCCGTGGGGCGTCTGGTGCATCGCCTCGCGGCCCTGGAACCGGGAGACTACCGTCGGCACTTCAGGCGGCGCTTCGGCGTTCGCGTCGTGTGCAGCAACCACAGCCAGGATTGCATCGCGTTGCTCGGGCGTCAGGGCCTCATTTACCGTGATGGAGCCATCCAGGTTGATCACGTCGCCAAAATTTACGCCATTTTCAGACCATGAAAATGGCAGACCGACAAGGCCTGCCGCGGCAAGTTCAGAAGGGAAAGAGGGGCCTAGAGTCATGATGAGGTCCTCGCTTTAGGGACGAGCGATGATCGACTGTGTGAGCGCGGCGTTGGATGTGCCCCCGCCCGCTACAGCCAAATACGTAGACACTCCGTGGAATCCCTCTGCGCGGTCGTCTATCGCCACAGTGAGGGAGACGGGCAAAGCCGCATTAGCAGTTACGCTGGTCGCGGCGGCGGACCACGACTGATTACCGTCGTCGTACAGGTAGGTGTACGACGACGCACCCGCAGTGCTTACATAGGTGCGACCATTAATATTCGAGACCGTATTTTCGCCACCCCACGTCCAAACCCACACAGTGGAGATCGCCTGAACAGGTGATGCACTAGCCGTACCCGTGTTGAAGTTGGTGGCTTGGGCGGACGGATAGTACCGGTTGAACCACGACGCCACGCCGCGCAAAGCCGCAGTATTAATGAACTGACCGCCGGGCGCGTTGTAGGCCACGCCTACAAGCGTTCGAGAAGGGTCTCCGGTCTTAATTTCCACGCCATTGGTGTGCCGCGAATGGCCGGTGAGCGATGCCTCCAGGGACAGCGTCCCCGCGTTGCTATGCAGGTAGATGTAATTCGTAGAGCCGGTGGCCCCGAGAAGTGCGGTGCTTGCGATAGCGACCCCACCGCTAGGAATGGTCTGCATCGAATCGTTCACAACGACCTTGTTGCCGTTGAACGGCAAGAGACGACATTCGGTCGTATTGGCGTAAACAAAACGGCACTGCCCATGCAAGGGCGCGACCGTCGGCAGATCCGCCACCCGCGCAATTTCCTGCCACGTGCCCCACGTGCCGCCGCCTGTCCCGAACCGCACGCGAACGAACTGGCGGATCACGCCGCCGGTTCCATTACGCGTGGTATAGGTCTGCGTCACCATATTTCCAGCAGCAACGGCTTCCACGTTCAGCGTGCCAGCCAGTTGTACTGGCCAGTTGAGCGCGGCAGTCGCGTTTGCGTCGGCGTTGACGTGCCACACGCCCGGCGTGGCCAGCGTATTGGCATCGACGCCGACGGGCAGGATGGCGCTGTAAGGTGTCTGCGTGACAGGCTGGCGGCCGTTCGCATCCAACGTAGCTACGCCACCCGCAACGCCCAGCTGCGACACAGCGACCGTGCTGGCAACGTCCGCGACTTCTCCCCAATTCGACCAGACGCCACCAACCAGCGACCGGAAAAACTGCCGATTGGAGTCGCTACCGATGTAGACCTGGTTGACGGTCGTATCCGCAGTAGCGCCGGCGGCCGCCTCGCAGTAAACGACGAGCCAGCCAGAGTTTGCGACAGGAAAGTTGGTCCCGCCGGAGGCGACAGACGAAGCAGAGATTGCCCACATGCCCCGGTTGGCATAATTGTTCAGGTCCGCACCAGCTTCCACGCGGCCCAGGTACGGCAGAGAGTTTCCGGCAGTGTGGACCTCTTGCCAGGGCGACCACGACGTATTGATGGAAAATCGCCAATACTGACGCGTCCCGCTGGTGGGCGAGACGCTGCCAGTGGAGGCCACCGTGTACCGCTGGAGCGCCTGCCCGGATGCTCCGGTGCCCATCACCTCCAGAAGCCCGCCCGCGGCCTGTGGGTAGTTGGTGCCAGCCTGCGCGCCAGCCGTGGACGCTTGTCGGTAAGTGCCCGGGATCTGGTAGTTGTTCAGATCGTGCGCAGTGGCCGGCAGCGTTTGCACGGCAGGCGCTTGCGCCGGCAGCAGCCGGCCGTCCAGCCCAAGCGTGGCAATGCCACTCGCCGCGCCGAGAGCGTCGACGACAGCATCCACGTTTTTGTTGAGCTTGATAAATGCGTCCCGGAGCGGATCTCCGGTGCCGTCATTGGGGCCCGAGCCCACGTTCACTTTCACGAGTGGATCCACGATTCCCTCTACGGTTTAAATACTTGCTGGAAGGTGGCGGACACCCTGTAAACATCCCCGCCGATGTGGGCGAGGTTGAAACTTGGGGCCTCGTACAGCCCCTCTTCGCCGAGCGGAGGAGTCCAAAAGAACGAACGGACGCCGGCGTGCCTACGTAAGAACGCGGCAACGGCTTGCATTTCCTGCTTGCCGCCCGCAAACGTGACCGGCCAGGACTGAACCTCAGTGTTGATGCCGTCGCCGACCGCCTGGCGATATCCGTCGCCGAACTGCGCGGTCAGACGTCTGAATGTCACGGTGCCGGTAGGCTCACCCGTGGCCCGCCATGAAAATCGTTCGGTCATCAGGACCTCCCATTCCTTGCATTCCAAGCCGCACCGCCCTGCCGATGTGAGCGGTCCACGACACGCTGCGCGACCACTTCCATCTGCCTAAGCATTTCGCGCCCGAGGGCATCGTCCTGGCCGGACTCTCTTGATTCGCGCCCGCCATCGTTGAAGATGACTTGGTTTGTGATTTGATAGTTGGCGCCTCCCGGCCCGCCGCCGGGCGTAACACTGCTCCGCAGCGGCGTGACATAGCCGCCATTGGCGCCGCTCATCAGGTACGTTTCTCCGCCTTCCGAGTACAACTCGGGGCCAAGCTCGTTGACGCGATAAAGCGAATTTGCTGCGGTCGGGCCACCGGATGCGCGAGCGCCGGCCACCGCGGCCCAACTGCCAGTCATGCCATCGGTACTACCGACAGCCGCCATGCCGGAACCCTGATACCCGGCCCCGGCCGTAATACCACCCACCGCGGCCCCCGCAGCCGCGCTAAAGACGCTGCCCAGCAAACCCGCCGCGGCCTGCCGTGCCGCGATACGTGCCATATCAGCGATGATGGACGTGGCGAAGTCCTTGAACGACAGCTTGCCAGTAGACGCAAACCGCACGATCGCGTCTTCCATCCCCTGGAAGGCATTGGAGAAAAAAGTCTTCGTCTGGCCGGCGACGTTGGCGGCGGAGTCCAGATAGTTGTCCAGCGCCGAAGTGGCCCCGTTCTTCCAATTGCCCTGCGCCTCGTGCACCTGGTCGAAATACTGCTGCTGCATCGACAGACGCAGATTCAGATGCTCCTGCAGGAGCGCCGTCTGGCTCTGGTAGGTCTCCTGAGTGATCTGCCCCGAAGCCATCGAGCGGTCGAACTGAGCCTGCTGGCGCTGATAGTCCCGCAGGATCCCCTGACGAGCGCGAAGCTCCTCCTGCGCGCGGTCACCCAGCCCCACGCCGGCCACCTGGTCGGCGTACTGCTGTTGCTCCAGATCCCGAGTGGAGGCCAGGCTGGCGCGTAGCGCGTCGACCTTAGCTGTTTCCTGCTTGGTCCGCAGTTCCTTCTCTGCGGCCACATTCAGATCAAGCTGGCGGCGCAGCAGGTCTTGCTGGGCGAGCAGGCTTTTCTGATCCGCCGTCAGAACCTTCTTGTCCTTCAGGTCTGCAATCTGCTTCTCGAACTCGGCACGTCTTTGCCCCCAGGTGGCCAGCTTGCCCTCGCTGGTGATCTGGGCTTGCAAAGAGGCTTCAGCCTCGCGGTACTGCTGCAGGAGCTTGGTCGCGGCGTCCTCCGTGTACGCCTTGGCCGCAGGGTCCTTGTACTTGTCGTTGATCTGGTCGATCAGCTTCTTTTGCGTCTCGAGGGTCGCCCCTGTGATCTCGGCGTCATTCTTGACCTGGGCGATCTCGCGTTCGCGCTTCTGCCGATTTGTCTCGGTCTCTTTGGCTAGAGCGGACAGGCGGGCCTCGGCGGCGATCCTTTCGGCTTCCTGGCGCTTCTGCCAGCCCACAATTGCGGCCTGGTCGGCCTGATCTTGAAGCGCTGCGGCCTCAGCGATCAGTCGATTCTGGTCCTGCTCGAGCGGCTTCGCCCGACGCCGCGCCGCGCGTCCGCCATCTCCAACGAATGCCTTGGTTTCGTCGTCCTGAGGGGTCGCGTTATCGCGAAGCTGCTTCAGCTCCGCGTTGACGGTCCTTAGCTGTGCCGTGATCTCGTCGAAGGTCGGCGCGCGGCCGAAGCTCTTCATGGCTTCCCACGCGCTACTGGCGCCCTGCTTGACCGCGTTCCACGCCGTTTCAAGCGTGCCGAGGCTCTGCCGAACTTCCTCGGCCTGCTGCTTCACAGCGTCCGCATAGGTCCGCTGCGCCAACGCTGCAGCCTCCTGCGTCCGCCCCTGCCGCTCCAGGCTGGCGATCTGTTGATAGATCTCCAGAGTGAGGAAATGCTGCTGCTCGTTCAGTGCGGCAATAGCCTCGGCCGGCTTACCACGGAGCGTTTCGAACTCCTGCACGGTGTCGGAGAGGGCCTTGCCAGTGGCGCGGTTCATAGCCACCGCCGCCTCGCCGACGGCCGCGAAGTTCTGCCCGGCAATTTTTCCAGAACCGGCGATCAGATTGAGCGATTCCACCGCCTTACCGCGAGACCCAGCCACGTCGGCGATGCGCGTGGCAAGGTTCGACATGCCGGCCGCAGTTTGCCCGACCGCGTTGCCTGTCAGAATCAGGGTCTTGGTGAACTCGGGCTGCTCGCCTTTGCTCGCGACGACAGCGGAGGTAAAGAGAGCCACGGCGCCTGCTGCGATCGTCCACGGCGTCACCAACCCCAGAATCGTGCTGCCGAGAGCTCGCGCCGCGGGCACGATGCCGCCGAACATATCCTTCAACTGGCCGCCCTGCTGCAGCAACACCGTAAGGGGCTGCTGGCCGCCCTGCAACGAAACCACGATATCCGTGAGCTGCGCTGGCACGCCGCGAAGCGCTGCGGCCTGCTGTGCAGCGCTCACGCCGTACTGATTCATCTGCTTGGTGGCGCCGGCTGCTGCTGCGCCGGTCGCCGACAGCTTGGTCTTGAGCTCGTCCAAGATCGAAGTCGGCACACCTCGCAGTGCAGCGTTGTAAAGGATCTGCTCCTTCCGCGTCATGCCGATGGTGTTGGCCTGGTTCACCAGGGCGTCAACGCGGCGGCGCTCAGCGGCTGCCAGCCTCGTATAGTCCGCCTGCGCGGACTGAGACATGTCGCTAGTTCCGCGCTTGGCTGAAGCGATCGCCGCGTCGAATTGCGAAGTATCGACGACGATATCTAACCGCGCGGTGCCAATGCTTTCCTGTGCCATGTTCAACTCTTATGGAAGATTTCCAGGGCCGCCCGCTCGATGATCCGAAGAACGTCCATGATTTCCTGCTGCTCCGCCCTGGGAAGCTCCTGACGGTCCAGGTCGTGATACAGGACCCCGTAATCCAGCCCTATCGGCCCTCCCGCTCCCACACGCCACTGCGTGTAGTTGCGCGTGAACAGGTTGAACGCCGGCACGTGGTCCGGCCAGAGTTCGGCGCAAGGCCGGGGAAAGTCGCTGAGCTTTAACCCGGCCATCGCTAACGTTGCGGCTGACGGCGGCTCCCACAGGAAAGCCGCCACAGCCTCGGTCAGTTTTTTTTGCGTTCGACCCGGATGGCGTCGTTGAAGGCGCTCGCGATCGCCAAGTCGGCGCCCGGCTGATGCTCGCAGAGCAAGTCGATCGACTCCTCGCTCACCGGCATGTCCGCGTCCCACTTGTCGATCAACAGAAGCAGCAGGTCTGCGGTCGAGATTTCCCCGGCCGCCAACTGCTTCATCAACGCGTCGTACTCTTTGCCGGTCTTGTGGCGGTACGTGACGTTCAGTTGCTGCTCGCGCCCTTGGCCGACGATGGTGATGCAGGCGTCAATGGTCGGGCTGGATTTGATCTTGAACGTCATTACGCGGCCTCGTAACGGATGGGATCGGCGATCAGGGAAAAGACTGCGGTGTTCTGCAGGTTCTCGTTCACCTGGCCGACGGGGACCTTGTTGAACGAGGGATAGGCGTAATAGAAGAGCGTCGAGCCGTTGGGCAGAACGCCGCGCACCACGACGGGTTCGCGCAAGCGGTCCGCCTCGATCAGCGCCGCATACCAAGGCTTGTCCGGGTCGTAGTCCAGCGAGACCGTCATGGTCATCGCGTTCTTGAACGTCGGCTTCTGGCGCTGGCGGCTGGTCGGATCTTCGACGTACTGATAGTTGAAGAACTGCTGATCGCCGCCGGCCATCACCACGTCGCGCACCTGGTCCAGATCTACCCAGGAACTGACTTCCTGATAGGAGCCCGCGCCCCCGCCAGCCGGAAACAGCACCGTGCTCGTGGTGTCCACGCCTTCCAACTCGAAGCTGTCGGCGTCCGCATTGGCGCTGCGCGCCACGGTCTCGCTCAGATTGGTCCACGCCGATTTCAGAACCAGGATGGAGCCGTCTTCCGGCGGGGAGACTGCGGAGGCAACCGCCGGATTCGCATTGGAGATGGCCGAGATGGCGGCGGCCGCGGCGAGCGCCGTCGAGATTGAATACCGCGTGCCGTTGATGAAGATGGAAGACATTTGTGTTCCTCAAATGAAAAAGCCCGGCGCGTGGCCGGGCTCGATGTAGAAGCGGGGAAAGATCAGGAGGGAAGGAACCAGATACCGAAGTCCTGGCGGGTGCCGTACTTCTTGATTGCCTCTTCGTAGAGGCTGGTGGGCGAGCCATACGGCTCAACAGCAGGAAAGTCGCTTTCACACAAGGCGGTGCCGATCTGGTCCGCGATGGCACTTGCCTGCGCCCGCGTGGCGGCCCACACGAACACCTGCACGCGCTGATGCCGCTTCTCGCGGCGTTTGCGCTCCACGTACCACTGTTCCTGCCCGCCAGCGCCCTGATAGACGATGAGCGGGAAAGCGGGCTTGTCGGGCGTGACATCCGCATAGACCCGATCTTCGACCAGCACGCCCAGCAGAGCTTTCAACTGCGCCTCAAGCGTCATCACTCACCTCCTGCCCCGCGAGAAGCTCCGGCAAGCGTTGCCGCCCGCGCTGAATCATTGCTGCCTGCGCGCGTGCCGACGCGGCCTCATACGCCGGCCGCAGGAACGGATAGGCAGGCACCCACTTTGGCGTTGCAAGCTTGCGCCGTTTGTCAGTGACATAGCTGCCGTCCGGCTTGCGAACGACGACATAGATCTGCCAGTGCCCGAACTCCACCAGGTGGCCGTGCGGCGCCTTACGTTTGTTCCAGGTGACTGAGTACTGGACTTCCTGATCAGTCGAGTAGCGTTCCCGGAAGGCAAGGTAGATGGCGCCGGCCAGGACGCCGTTATGCGTATTCACGCGAGCCTTTGCCTCGTCCCGCAGCACCTCGCCGCCAGCAACGGCCATGGAGCGCGCTAGGCTGACCCGTGTGGGCCCCAACAAACGATCAAGGCCCGCCGCCCAGCCGGACGTGTCAAATGTGGCCTGTAGCCCCTTAGCCATCGCCGCCACCCTGCTCGCAGATCACATCCGTCCATTCACGCCCTGCCAAGTCCATGCGAACGTTCTTGATGTCGAATGGGTCGCCAACCGGGGTCCCGTCCTCCAGCTCGAGCAACCGCATACCCTGGTCAAGTCCGCGTCGAAAGCGGATGCGGAAGCTGTAGGCGTTGATCGACGCCCCCACGTTCTCCTGGTTGCGCGTGATGGAACCCATCCCAGTCTGGCCGCGAGGGTCAGCCCACACGGTGGCCACCTCCACCCATTCGCCATTCGGCTGGCCGGCGTCATCCGTGCCCGGCTCACGGCGTTCGATCCGCACGAGGCGGCGCAGACTTCCAGCAGCGATGCTCATACGCCCAACCCCACTCGGTTAGGCTGCAGCAGCGCCTGGGCGCCGACCGGCAGCGTGCGAGAGTCGGGGCCTTCCTCGCGGTTTCGGTACAAGCTGCCGGCGATCAGAAGCACGGCGGCACGAATTGCAGGGGTCACCACCATCGGATCGTCGCCCGCAGTTCCCGCCAGGACTGCCTCCGCCAGCGCGGCAGCAGTCGGGTACACGCGGCGATTCAGATAGGCCTGCGCGTTCTCCTCCGCTGTCGATCCGTAGACCTCGAGCAGGGGGTCATCCGTGGAGTCCGCGCGGCAATGGGAGCGCAGCAGTTCGGTGGTGACCAGGTCCATTTATTCCCCCGTGGACGGAATGGCCGTCTGGATGGCCTCCAGGACCGACTTGCGCGCCTTGCCCGACTGCTCAGCAGCCAAGAGGGACAGCAGCAGGGCCGGATCAGCGATTTCACCGAGTGCCGCGATGATTTCGGGCGCGTTCTGCGACAGCAAGGCAGTGTGATCTGCTGCCGGCGGCTCGCCTGCGCCCTTGTTCTCCGGCGGCGGCTTCATCTTGTTCTGCGGCTCCGGCGCCGCCTTGTCTCCTGCCTCGGCGATCAGACCGAGCCGGAGCAGTTCTCGCGCACGTTCGCCCGAAACATTGATCGGGCGCCCGCGCCGCTGGTATTCGCTTCCGTTGAGGAAGCCTTTGCGTGCGATAAACGACATGACTTGCTCCTGTTGAGCGGGCCGCGGCTAGGCCCGGCCCGCTCATCTGCTGGCGCCGCCTTACGGCGTGGCGGTGAACTCGCCGTGGACGAACGACTCGGGGCGGTACACCGCCATCGCCAGGCGTTCCTCGGCGCGGATCGTCACCATGTTCTTGCGGAAGTTGTCGCTGTCTTCCGTCGACACTTCCACGGCGGCGTCTTCACGGTCGAACACCTGGGCGGCGATGTTGAAGGCGCCGACCAGGAATTCGCCTTCGGGCACGGCGGTCGTGTCCACAACCGGCAGCTTCCACAAGCGCGGCACACCACCTTCCACCACGTTGACCCAGATGTAACGGCCTTGCTCGTCCTTCTGGAGTTCGATGTCAGCCCAGTCCACGGGGTTCAGCACGATGCCGCTGGCGCGGTATTCGGCGATGCGGACCTGCAGAATCGCGCGGCGCAGCAAATCGATCTTCGTGTCGCCGGCCTGGCGCAGCGATTCGTTGAAGGCCGTCGCCTGCGGGATCAGGCCCAGGAGGTTCTGGCCGGTGCCGTCGCCGGCGAGGATCTGGTTTTCCTCGACGTACTTCAGGCCGTAGATCGCGCGTCCGTTGATGTAGCTCTGCAGCAGCGGGATATCGGCCAGAACCTGCTTGGAGGCCAGGAACCAGTGGGCGATCGTCTTGACCGTGGTGGTCTTCAGCTCGAACGACAGGTCCGACTGGGGCTTCAGGGCGGTCTCGGCTACCGGCGCGGCCATGTTCTGGAAGCCGGATTCCTGCACGAACTCGACCGAGTTGGAGCCGGTTCGGCCGGGCATGATCAGGTCGCGGATGGTGAAGGGGCGATCCGGGCCCGAAACGATACCAGGGACGCGAGTCGGCTGGATCGCGGCGCCGACGCCACCGGTGCCGGTCGTCGAGCTGGTGATGCTGGTGACCGCCTTGACGTTCATGCGGGCGATGCCGCGACCCTTTGCGGCCAGGCCGGTGAAGTCGTCGGACTCCGTGAACTGCTCGCCGATGGACTTTTCGCCCTGATCTTCGCTGGCGCCACCGCGGCGCGCGAGTTTCTGTTCGACTTCGACCAGGCGTTCGGTCAGAGCGATACCGCTCTTCGACAGGGTTTCGAGGATGCCCTTGGTGTCATCCAGGACCTTGCCGTGTTCCTTGATCTCGGCCGAGGCCTTTTCGGCGAATGCCTTGATCTCGTCGTCGCGCTCGTTCAGCGCCTTGACCAGCGCCTTGATTTCCAGGGTGTCATCCAGACGCCCCGCGTTGTCGGCAGACTTGCGGCCGAATTCGTGCTTGTGTGCCAGATTGGTATAGCGGCCCATTTGGTTACCTTTAAAAAGTCGGGAGTTGGAGCCGGCCGATCTGCTTGATCAGTCCAGCGGTTTCTTCTTTCGCCTCGCCCCCGGACTCGCTCCGGTCAAGCAGGTGTTTCAGGCCACGGTTGGCGATCACCGCGGCCTGAGATTTCGAGAAGCCTGCCTCGCGCAGGAACCGCTCAAAATCGGGAAGGTCCGGCATGCCACCGTGGGCAATCCGGGCCTTGATTGCGTCAACGCGTGCCTCCTCGTTCGCAGGCGCGGTCACGATGGAGATTTCCACCAGGTCCAGGCGCTTGAGCGTGCGGATCCGCGTCTTCTCGTCGTAGCTGTCCTCGCGCACGTAGTAGCCAATGGACAGGCCGGTGATCGCGCGCGTCTTCATGCCGCGGTATGCGGTCTTGGCGTAGGTGGCGTCATCCAGCCATAGCTGGCCGGTGCCGTGCAGGCCGTGGGCGTCCTCCTTCAACTGGTCAATGTCCCAGTTGCCGATCGGTTCGCCGCTGCGGTGCTGCCACAGCACCGGAAAGGTTCGGCCCTTCGCCCGGGTCTGTTCGATGCTGTCCATGAACGCCCCCGGGGCGACCACTTCGTTGTACGAATCGACGACGCCGAAGACTGAGCCGTAGCCAGAAAAAAGGCCGTCATCCTGGACGGCCTTTACGTCGTAATCGAACGAGCGGATGTGCATCGCTGCGTCTTTGCGCTTCATGTCTTGTCCTCAAATGTCGGAAGGCCCAGCCAGGCGGAGAGCACGGACTTCGCCTGTTCCGCGCCGGCTGTCTCGCCGAGCTTGTCGATCGGCAACAGGTTGGATTGCACGGTCAACACGTCGGCATTGCCGCCGCGCGCCGGCAAGTTCTCCTTCAAGCGGCAGTCATCGCGCGTGTAGATGCCGTTCTGCGTCATCACGGAATAGAACGCCGCGCGCGCCGCACTGTCGGCCCGCAGCAGACCTTCGACGTTGAACTTGGCGAAGTACTGCGGGCGCTCTGCCGGCGCCAGCAGGGATTTGCGTATGGACTGCTCGATGCGCGTCAGCCAAGGCCGGAGCGAGAACGACAGGAACGCGATCATCTGTTGTTCGATACCAGTTCCCCAGCTGCTGGATTTCTCGGTATGCCCCACCATCCAGGGCGGCACGCGGAACCAGCGGCAGATCTCCTCGACGTTGAATGCGCGGGTGGCGAGCAGTTGCGCATCCTCCGGGTTCATCGGCACCTGCTGGTACTTCATGCCCGCCTCGAGGACCATCGTTTTGCCGGAGTTCATCGCGCCCGCGAACTTGGCCGATAGGCTGTCGCCCAGCTCGGTGCGCTGGGCCGGGTTCAGGATCTTGTCCGTGGAAAGGACCCCGCCTACGTTCAGCCCATTGGCGAAGATCTTGGCGCTTGCCTCGTCAGCCGCCAGGGACGCCCCGATCACGTTGGCGCCGTATCGGATCGTGGACATGCCCAACAGGCCGTCCAGGCTGAAGGCGGCGATATGCCACATTCGGTCCTCGGGAATCACCCGGTGCGTGCCATCTATGTCGTTGTAGCGGTACTCGATCGATCCGTCGGCCAGCCGGCGGACCTGCATCCGCCACGGATAGAGCAGATCGATCGCAATGATCCGCCCCTTGCTCATTCGCTTCTCGGCGAACGAGTTTCCCCAAAGCAGTAGGCACGCCACCAGCACTTCCCAAAACTGCACCGATGTCATGTCCGCATTGGGCTGGTGGCGCAGCAGCGCGTACAGTTCCAGGTCCGTCGCCTCGACCGCCTCGCGCCCTTGCCTGCGGTAGAGGTCAAACGGCAGCGTGGCGATCGTCTCGGCCAGGAGTCTGACGCAGCTCCACACCGCCGAGAGCGTCAGCGCTGACTGAGCTGTCACCGCCTTGCCGCTGGCCGATCCTCCACCGCCCCAGGCGGCCCAGAACGAGGTGTCCGTCAGGCCAATCTTGCGCCCGATCCAGTCGCCTACGCTCGATTTCACCCCGTCCGGTGCAGCCGCCCTGACGGCGGGCGCGAAGCTGCGGGCCAGAACCTTCGAAAACGAGCTATTGGCCATGCGTCACCCCCCGGATGCCGCGAAGCAAGTAGATCGCGACCACGAAGGCCACAAGTGCGCCGCTGATCAGGCACCAACCAGGCCCGGCCAGCAGGTAAACGCCGCCGGCGAGCATGGCAACGCCTGCCAGGAGCAAGAGCACCAGCAGAATGATTGCTGCCTTCATAGATTTATCCGATAACGATAGGGTTGGCGAAGAACCCGTCCAGGCTCTGAAGCCTCCGCGGCTCAGGGTTGAGCGACAGGAGGAAAACGGCGTCAAAGAGCGCCATGAGCGGGTCGATTTTTGCGCTGCCGGACACCTGCTTATTGATGGCCAGCGCATTGCCCTGCTGTACGGTCTTCGCATTGCCGACGCACCAGGCCATGAGCGGGCGCCCTCCGTGCAGCATTTCCTGGCCGGCGACCTTTCGCTCCGTGGTCTTGATCGCACCATTCAGGCGCCAGCCCTGCGAAATGGCCGTGATCTCTTCCAGCGTGAAGTCGCGCCCAGGACTCGTGAGCTCGTCAACGATGTCGCCGATGCCCGATCCGTCCACGCCGATGCACAGTTTTTCAGGCAGCAGGCCGCGATCGCGCACGCGGCAGACGATATCGGCCACCTCGGCAACGTCGTCGCCGGGCCGCTCAACGATCCTCAGGTCGCCCTGCTTTTCGAAGTCTTGCAGCGCTGGCGCAATCTCGGCTCTGCGCTCGAGGACGATCTTGTGCGCCCACGCTCGCCCCCAGTGGAGCCAGCGGCGTGTGCTGACCTCACGACCGAGCAGGGCGAACCCCAGCAAGTCGTCCAGTCCCCCGCCGTCGATGCCGACCACGACCACCTCGCAGCGGTCCAGAAAGCCATCCAACGCGGCCAGGCCGGGATCGCCTTGCGCCACCCAGAAATCGGCGCCGGCCCAGCGGTTCGACCGCAGGTTCATGCCGATCTGCACGTTCAGGTGCTTAGCCAGGAACTTCTGGCTGGATCCGTCGGTCTTGGCGAGGTGCTTCTTGAGCTCGTCCGCGAGCCATTCCGCACTGACCGAACGGCCCAGGTTTGGGTTGGTGATGTAGAAGTTCTCGGGCTGAAGGTATGTCTTCGCCTCGACCATTTCATCCGGAAACTCGTACAGGATGCCCAGGGTCTTGCGATCCTCGATTTTCCCGTCGCGCACGTCGCGCCAGTAGTCGAGCTTCTCCTTGAATACGCCGGCCGGCGGATCATCGCTCTGCGTGGTCAGGTAGATCACCCAACCCTCATCGCGAGAGACCTGGCCGCCCAGCGCCTCCATGAACATCGCCGCGGCATTCGCGCGCTTGCCGAAAAGCCACAACTCGTCCACCAAGACCCGGCCGGACTTCTTACCCGATACCGTGTCGGTGTCAGCGGCGACAACCTTCAGGCTGTTGCGCGTCACGCGATGGGTGATGGTGCGGATGTGGTCCTGAATGTGGAACATGTCCGACAGATCCTCATCTGCCCGGATCATGCTGGCCGCCGGCTTGAAACTGTTGTCCGCGACCTCTTTCGTCGGCGCCAGGATCAGGTGTTCCTCTTCCGAGCGCCAGCACATCACCAGGGCCGTGAGCATGATCCCGGCCGCGATGGTGGACTTCGTATTCTTCTTGCTGATCAGCAAGCCATACTCGCGGATCAACTGCTTTCCGCTCTCTGCCTCATAGCCCCCGAAGATGGCGCGCACGAAGTCGAACACCCAGTCTTCGGAGCATTCGCCAAAGGTAGGCTTGCCCGGCAGGTCCACAACGCGAAGCTGCTTGAAGATGTTCAGCGCGAAATCGGCTTGGTCCTCGAAGATCGGTGCCGGAATGATCGAACGGCGCCCGCGCAAGCGGTCCGCCCAGTCTGGGCATGCGGTTGTCCATTCCATGAGTTAACTTCCGACGACGCGCAGTTTCGTGGGCGGCGGCGGGGCGGAGAATCGCTCGGCAACTCGCTTTGCTGCCTCCTTCTCAGCGTCTTTCTTTCCGCCCTCGCCCTTCTTGGCGTGCGTGTACTGCACCGCGGCGATGGCGGCCCGCACCTGCAAGGCGGTGGCCTCCAATTGCCCGAGCGCGACTTTCTGCAGAAGGTCCAGCATGTCGTCTGCCTGAAGCAGGGGCGGCGGATCCTTCGGCGTGTCATCTACTTTCTTGCGTGGCCGGCCAGCGCCCGAACGAGCGCCGCCGCTGCGTCCTTTGACTCCAGCCATTTGAATTCCAATTTGAAAAGGGGAAATTTTCTGCGCATGAGGGAACAGGTGGTTTCCGGGAGGCGAACGCTCCAGACTTTGACCCCGCCCCCCCTATTTCGGGCCTGTCATGCCCGCGCACAGGCCCGCCAGGACGCGATTTCGAGGCTATGAAGGCCGCGTCCTCACTGCGACAGAGCGGCGCGCTACGGCCTTCTGATGGCATTGACGGACATGCCGCGCGTGATCCGGCTCTCAATCTTGCGCCAGTCCGGCGTCGCGCCGGTCATTCGCGCGACCAACGCCACGCCCGCCAGATACCAGCGCAGCCACCACGCGACGCGAATGGAAAGCTTGACCGCGATCTGTGCCATTACGTCCTGCTCCTGTATCCCATGTCCTGCCGCGTCTTGGCGTCGTGGCATCCGACCTTGCGCCCGTGTGCATCGCGCGAGACGCACAGCACCTGCGAATTCTCGTCGGTGTCCGCGCCCCCATCGTGCAGGCTGACCTTGTGGTCCAACTCGAACCCTTCGGGGTACACGGTCAGCGCGCCGCAGTGGGCGCAGTGAGGGTCAGCAGACCAGACACGCAACCGGCGGTCTTGCAGCTTGCGGCCCGTCATGCGCTTGGCGCTGGGCGTGGGCGCAACGGCCAACCTGGAGCCGGCCATTGCAAGGCGCGGCTTGAGTGTCGTGAGCTTCATGCTGAACCTCTATGTTCTTGCCGGGTGCTATCCACTGCACACCGCCCGGCGGCGATGATCAACCTCCCGCACGCCATGCCCAGCGCGCGGACCCTCGATAGCGAGAAGGCGGAGTAGTACGATGAAGACCGCCCGCAACCCGGCGGGCCATCGCTGCGGGAGCTATTTCTCTGGCCACATATGGAGAGCACGGCAATGCGGGTTCTTATCGTTGACGATGATTTGACGACGGCTGAACTGACAGCCGAATGTTTGATGATGGACCCGGGCGTTTCGGTGGTCATCGCTGGCGATGGTGCTGCTGCACTACGCACTTTGGCCGAATTCGACGCGGAGGCGGTCCTTTTGGACGTTGAACTGCCCGATGTATCCGGTCTAGTTTTGGCACCTCAGCTAAAGGCGATCCGTCCTGATCACGCCCCCCGCATCATCATTTTCAGCGGAAGCGTTCCGCGATCTGATTCCGGCTCGCTGCCCGATGGGGTTGACGCCTGGCTTACGAAGCCCGCGCATCTTGACGCGCTGCTGGACTGCATCTTTCGACCCGAGGTACAAAAAGGGCTTGACGATTAGGACATAATGCCCTAATATTCAGTTCAAGGCCGGCGCACATCGCGCAAGGTCACTTACCGGAGAACTCCGATGAACCAGCAAGAACAAGCCACCGTCCAAGCCGCAATCGCAATCCTGGACAAGCACCTTAAGCAGCCCGGCGTTGCAGCCAACAGCCCCAAGGCCATCAAGCAACTGCTGCGCCTGGCGCTGGAAACCGAAGAGCGCGAAGTCTTCTTCGTTCTCTTCATGGACTCGCAGCTCCGCCTGCTGTCTGCCGAACCCCTCTTCTACGGCACGATTGACCAAGCCCCGGTGTTTCCGCGCGAAGTCGCCCGCCGCGCTCTGATGCTGAACGCTGCGGCCCTCGTCATCGCCCACAACCACCCGTCGGGCAACGCCACCCCGTCCGAAGCGGACAAGCGCATCACCAAGACCCTGCGCGCCGCGCTGGAACTCTTCGATGTGCGTCTGCTTGACCACTTCGTGGTCGGATCTGGTCAGATGACCTCGTTCGCAGAAGCTGGCCTGATGAACTAACAAGGAGGGGCCCGGGAAGCCGGGCCTATTGACCTATGGAAACTCGCGTACCTTATGGCGCCCCCGCGATCCGTCCGGAATGTCTGCGGCCTTTTGCCGACGGCTGGCAGCAACCCGAAGCGGGCGAAGTGCGCGCCGTCCTGTCTATGGCCGGCCTGACCGGCGGCGAAGCGGCAAGGCTGCTCGGGATCTCGGATGGCCGGACGATTCGGCGCTGGACCGGCGGTGATTCGCCTATCCCGTTCGCAGCTTGGGCGATCCTGTGCAATGTGGCCGGTCTCGGCGTAATCTGGGCCAAGCCGCAGCAGTGAAGTTCTCTTGCATTACCAAACGCAAGGAGTGCCACACATGAGTAAAGACAAGCGCCTGGATATGGACGCGGCGCGAAAGCTAAACCTGACACTGGCAACAGGCAAAGTCGAGTGCCAGGTTTCCAATCGTTGGCTACAGTTCCCGAGTGAAGCTCCGATGTTTTCTGATGGTGCGTACGTATTCGTGAACGTCATGACCGAAACGGAAAACGGGACCGAGCGCAAGCTATGCGAGCTCATCCTGCGCAAGCACGAACTCGAGCATGTGCTTTCACGGGTTCAAGTCCGCCCTAGCAGGGAATAGCGCAGGCGGGCTCTTAGGTGCTCGCCAAAGGGTGCCCCGCGGGCACGTCAAAGACCGAGTTCATCGGCAGTATTTCGGCGTACATCCGAGGTTCCGCACCCGCCTTAATCGCCGCATCACATTGGACGCAATACGTCTCGGCGCCCCTCCGGACTAGCTGCTGAAAGTTGCGAAAGTAGCCCTGGCAGCGGTCGCACTGCATTTCCAGACACATGGCGCTCTCCAAAAAGATAAAGCCCCGACCGGCGTTCCGTGTCGGGGCTTTCGTTTGCGTGGAGCGGGCAGAGGGAATCGAACCCTCGCTGCGCGGCTTGGAAGGCCGGCGGCTCACCTTGAGCATGCCCGCAAAGCGGAGGCCCCGCCCGGACAAGCCGGCGGGGCTATTTCTCTGAAACTTTGACCTACGTACACCCGTGGCTTGGCCCGCTAAAGGCAGCAGCGGATCGGCCCGTGCCATTCTGTTACTGTTACGTCCCACACCAAGCGGAGTCAGACCGATGGCAGGCAAGTTGGACTGGAATTTTGACGGAACCGTGCTCGCTAAGAGCTCGGGGTACCTGTGGTTTCAGAACATCGCGGAGATTGAGAATCGTCCGGGCTATGTTGCATCATTAACCGTTACCGAAGGGGATCTGTCGCATCTCGTTGGCGGATACCGGTTTCGGCCAGACGAAGAAGCCCGGTGCGGCCTCAACGGCTGCAATCAGCCGCACCAAAAAGGGTTTGTGATTGCAACGAAGGACGGCAGCGAAACTGTATGCGGCAGTGTATGCGGCGGGAATAACTTCGGCATGGACTTCAGGGACATGGAGGCCAAATTCTTCGCGACCGCGGCGCAGGTCACCATGCAACAATCGATCGCGGACCTTAAGGCGGGGGCCGGTGCCTGGCTTGAAAGAGTGTCGCAGCTTGAGGCCGACCTTATGCTGGTCTATGGCCCGTTGCAAAAAGTTCGGCATCAGTTTCGCCAAGAGCGCACGGCTGATCGGCTGTTGACCACCCTCATACGCGAAGGCGGCACGATCAAACGTCAACGCGAGCTGACCAAGCGAGAGCGCGACATCATGGGGAACCCCAAGGTTCGTTTCACCTCAGAAACTGTGGCAACTGTACGAGGCATCTCAGCACTAAATGACTACGCCCGCATCGCAAACGTCCTTGAAAAGGATCTGCGCGGAACCATCGAGGAGGTGCAACGCCTTGATGACATCCAAGCCGTGAAAGGCGCAAGGCTCACTGCCTATTCAAGCGCGATCCAGCGTATGCCGAACTTGGCGAAGGAAGTCGGTGATTTTGTTAAGGTTGCCCGCGATTTCTTGACACCCGACAACCTGCTGACGCTCATGCGCATCCAGGAAATGGATCAAGCCAGCGCGACGAAGCTTGCGCCCGTGTTCAAACGTATCAAGGATTGCTTCGAGCCCGGCGTTTAGTAGTTGCCCCCGCCACGAGGCCCAGCCAGCAAAAAGCCCGCTGCTTTCGCTGGCGGGCTTCTCGCGGGCGGACTTCTGAGGAAATCCGTTATCGCTGATTATGGCGGTGAACTTCCGCACAGTCAAGGATTACGGGATAAATCCCCCATCGCGCAGCAGCTTTTCGGCCGCAGCATGCGCCGCTTGCTCGACGCCGTAGATTGGCTCCGCGCCCTTCTTCTCGCGCGTGCCGCGCAGCCAGTCATTCGTCCGGGCGCTGGCCCGTTCAACGCTGCGCACCTTGCACGCGTACTCATCCGCGAGTGATTGCAGGGTCCGCACGCTGCCGCTGTCGTAGTAGCGGCGCACGAGGGCATACAGCAGTTCGCTGTGGGCCGTACGCATCGACAGGTACGCACCGAGCGCAGTCGCGACCTTGTACATCGCAGCCGTCCAGCCAGGATGATCCGCCTCGCTGTGGCAGTGCGTGCAACTTGCCACGCGCTGACCATAACGGGCGTGCAGCACGGCCACGTGCAGCGGGTCTAGGTTCCGTTCCAGGAACTGCCGAACCTTGCCGATCTCCGCGCAGCCGTCCGCGCCGGACAGCGGGCCAGGTTCACCCAGGCGCATATCAGCCGCGCGGGCCATCGCGGGACGGTTCAACGTGTGCCGCTCATCGCTGAACGCGTAAGCCAGGGCGACGGCCAGGCGGGCAAAAGGCGTATTGCGTTCGCTCATGCTTCCTCCGGCATCACGTAAATGGGATACACGGGCGCCGGCTCGTTGCTGCCGCCGGCAATGCGCAGCCACGTGTTCAGTTGGTCCAGGGCATCGGCGTCGTGGCGCGGGTGCGCCGCCCAGAACAGCATCCACTGGCCCCGCTCCGACTCGCTCAACGTCATCAGGTGCTTTGCCAGCAGGCGGTCCAGAGTTGCGCGGTCGGCGAGAGCCACGCCCCCACGGCAACGCCAGCAGCGGCACGGCGCGTATGCCATGCCGGGATCGGCGATGGAGTCCGCAGACTGATGAACGCGCGTGGCAGCGCGGGCTGCGGGCTCCTGATACGGGATTTCCAGCCAAGTGTCGGGGTTGTTGTGATCGAGCATGATCAGTTCCTCAAACGATTCCAGGGTTGTAGGGAGGGACGCGCAGCAGGCGCGCCACAAGCTCAACCGCAGAGCCGTCGCGGACGGTGCTCTCGGTAAAGCGCAACACCTTCCAGCCCGCAAGGGTGGCGGCGTTGTACTTCTCGCAATCAGCGACGAATCCGGATCCACGGGTGTGACGCCCGTTCGTCCATACGCCGCCTTCAATCTCGACCGCGATCTTTTGATCCGGCCAAGCAAAATCGAAGCGCCAAAGGCGCGGGGGCGCGAAGCGGTATTCCCGCTGCGGCTCCAGCACCTTCAAGGCGCGTGCATCGCGCGCGAAGCGCTCCTCAAGCGCGCTCGGGGCCTTGGGGGCGCGCTTGCCGGCCGTCATCGCTGCCACGGGGATGCGTACTGCGCGGGTCGCCATCAAGCCGCCCCCGTGCGCGCCAGCGCCCTGTTGTGGCAGTTCACCAAGATCGTGTGCCATTCGCCGCGGCGGGCCCAGTAGGTCCGCCGGCATTCCTCGACCTCGGTCAGGTTGAATTCCTTCATCTGCACCAACTCCATCAGCCGGTTTTCGATCTTGGCCGGCAGCGCCTCTGTGTTCTTCTGTTGTGTCATCTACTTGCCTAGATCCTGTTTCTTGCCATGTTCTGTTCTGGTGAGCGAGACCAGCCCATCCTAGGCTGGCCTTCACATGTCGTTCCGTCCCGGAGCCGCGCATGACCCGTCAGCCTTTCGATCTAGGGTGCTAACCTCGCCGCCCTTGCCCCTGTCTCAGATCTATCCCTTGCCAGTAGGAGCCTCTTCCTGCGCCGCTGTCGTTAAGCTATGTCCGCCCAGCGCAGTGCATCATTTCGTGTTGCTACGATCGGGCAGCGGCCCTCCTCGCGGCCATCAGCTTCATTGCGACGGGCAGCACACCAACGCGCATATGCAAGTCGTTGGCGTCCTCGCCGATCACGTCGCTCATGCAGTACGCAAGCCCCGCCTCCTTCGCCGCGCGCTCGCCCGCGCCGCTCTTGTCGTTGTCGGCGAAGGCGTACTTCATTCCTTGCACGTGGCCGGCGGCGTAGCGCATGTTGCTGTCGCTGAAGCACACCAGCACGGCCGCATTCAGCCGCAGATGCTTAATCGCGGCGTCGATGGATAGGCCGGTGGCATACCCCTCGCACAGCACCGTCTCAAGCGCCTTGGCGGGGCCTATGCGAAGCACGGCGCCAGTGGCGCGCATCCCGGTGGCCATGCGCTTGACCCACTGCCGCTCGGCCGCATCCCAGCGCACGGTCTGCACGCCCAGGATGCGGTTGTCGGAAACGTCGCGCATGGGGATCACCAGCGCATCGTCAGGCGCAACAAGGCCCTTCGCGTCAGGGAATCCTTTGCGATGCAGATACCCGTGAACCTGCGGCACGCAGCTACGGATAAGCGTCTCAGCCTGGCGCGCGGCCTGGACCTGGCGGGCGGCGCGTTGTTGGCGCTCGGCGCCCCGCTTGCGAGCCCATTCCCGCTTTTCTTCGTCCGTCCAGGGCTTGATCTCGCCCCCGTACCAATGGACCTCGCCGTCAGCGTCCCATGCCATGACCCAGCCGCGCTGACCGTCCCAGAAGTACGCGCCGTTCTTGCTTCGCTCGTGCGCGGTCGTGGCGCAGCGCCGGATGCGGTCGCTCGGGTACAGATCGCCCACCAGGACGCCGCAAGCTCGCGCGAATTCGCTAAACGTTTGCATTCGCGCCCCCCTTCTCCTTGCCCTTCAGATACGCAAGGCGCAGCGAAGTGATCTTGCCGAGCGTGTTGCGCGTCGGCGGCGTGTTCGGCATGTCGTGGAACTTCCAATCCCACGAAGGCCAGTCGCCCGTGATGTCGTGGAACAGAGCCCGCGCACGCTTCTCCTGCTTGTCCTCGGCGGATTTCTCGCGTGCGTAGGTGCAAAGCTGCTCAAACAGGTGGCGGCGGTCGTCTGCGAGCTTCTTCTTGCCCAGCATGACGGGCAGCATTTCCCCAGCCTCGACCTCCACGAGCGCTTGCTTCTGCACCTCGAAGCCGCAGGCCATGCAGCGGCGAGCAAACGGCGTGTACCCGCAGGAGGGGCAGCCTTCGCGTTCGCTTTCCTTCGTCTCGCGGCGGATCTCCTTGTCCAGCTTTTCGCCCGAGTCCAGGGCGATCAAGCCGTTGTAGAAGATGTTCTCGAAGTCCTTCAGGAAGCGAATGAAGTTGCCGCTGTGGTCCAGCAGGATGCAGTCCGTCTTGCCGGTTTCCGGGGAGGAACGCAGGCCGCGCCCCCACATCTGAATCGCGGTAGAAAGCGACTTTCGCAGGGGGCGGCAGTCGATCACGCAGCCCACGTCCTTCACGTCAAAGCCTTTGGCCAGCGCTTCAACACTGATTAGGATGCGGATGACCGAATCCGGCTTCTCGTACTCTGCCAGGAGCATGTCGCGCTCGGTCTGCGTGGTGTTCTGGCTGTAGACGGCCGCCATGACGCCGGCCTCGTTGAACTGGCGGCAAAGTTCTTCGCAGTGAGCGATGGTCGAGCCGAAGCAGATAGTCTTGCGGCTTTCGCCGTGGCGGATCCACTCCGACACCACGTCGCCGACGATCCCCATGCCGCGCTCAGCAGCTGCAGCTTCGGTCCATTCGCCGCCGGACGTGGCCGCGCCGTCCATGTTGACCCGTTTGGCGCTCAAGGGAATCAACGGGACAAGAATCCCCTGCTGCGTCAGATCGTTCATGGTGGCGGCGTTGATCAGGTTGCTGAACAACTTGCCCAGGCCAGGCGAGAACGGCGTGGCGGAAAGACCCACGACGGACGCAGGACAATTTTGGATGTGGTCGGTCCAGACGCTCAGTTGCGTGTGCGCCTCGTCGATGATGATCACGTCAGACGCCGGCCAGCCGCGGCTGCCCAGGGTCTGCGCGCTGGCGATCTGGAACGGCAGGCTGGGATTCACGCGCCAATGACTGGCCTGAATCACACCGTGATTGTTCAGCCCGTAGCTGTCCGCCGCCTTGCTCGTTTGATTGATCAGCGCCACCCGGTCACATACAAACGTCGCACGTTTGCCGCGCTGCAGCGCCTCGTTTGCGATACGCAGCCCGAGGTACGTCTTACCCGCCCCCGTGGGCGCCATGATGAGCTGATTCTTGTGTCCGGCCCGGCGCCCAGCGCGCAGCGCTTCGTGCGCCGATTGCTGAAAGGGCCGCGGGTCCGGAAAGTTGGTCGCGGCCAGTTCGGCCACGTCTTGGGGAAACAGTGCGTGATTCATGCCGCCCCCGTCCGCTTCTCGAGCGCATCAAGCTTGCGCTTGCAGGCTTTGGCTGCCTTGACCGCGGCGTCCTTCTCGTTGATCAGGCCGTTGACGCGGGTCAGCAGCACCCGGTTTTCTTCTGTAAGGCGCGCAATCTCCCTCATCGCAGCGGCCAGGCGGTCATCGGATTCGAAGACGCGGCCCATCATCTGGTTGTCCGCCAAAAGACGCTCGTGATCGGCCAGCAGCTCGCGCTCGGCGTCTTCGTGGCTTTCATGGCCGGGGGGCTGGTCCGAGGGCGGCGCAGCCGTGGTCTTCTTTACGACGGGCGCGGACCGCGTATCGCTGGCAGGCCCCATTACCGCTTCTGGCGCGGTGGTGGTGGCAGGCTGCGCCGCGCCTTCCTCGTTCGTGGGATGCGCGGGCTTCTTGCCGATATTCGACGTGTTCTGCTGGTAGACCTTGCCGCCGCGCTCAACGGTCCGTAACGCGGGTGCCGCATCTTGGGAATTTCCCAAGATAGACGCGCGAACCGCCGCGACCGTTTTATGGTCGACCGCGCACGCCTTCGCGATCTTGTTGTCGCTCCAAGCCATCCATTCGTCGTCGCGGAGCAGCGTCAGAACGGCATTGCGCTTGTCCTCGTTCGACCGACGCAGGCCGTGCGCGTGATTAGCACCGACCGAGTACAGCACGGCATCGCGCTTCGTCCCCTGCTTGATCTCCGCATCAATATCAAGCGACCCAATTCTTCGGTTCGCGTGATAGCGATGGAAGCCATCGGCCAACCAATAGTCGGCGCCGTCGTGGAACACCACGACAGCAGGCAGCTTCGCGCCGTCGGTCAACGCATCGGCATATTCGGACACGACCGATTCATTGATGCTCGCGCGCGGCTGTGTACCGCCGTCGATGCGGATGAGGTTCAAATTAAGCACGCGAGACCTCCTGAATTGCGCGCTGCGCCTGCTCTGCCGCATACCTCGGCGTATTCGTCTTGATCCGGTGCACGTATTGATTGCTGCCGACCTCGAGATGGTGGAACCAGATAGCCCCGTAGATCGCGCGCTGCGATTTTTTCAGCGACTTGAACCATTCCGATGCGATCAGAGCCTGGATGGTGGCGCTATCCGCGGGGTACACACCATCGCGAATCGCCTCAAAGCGTTCGATCGTCATGGCCGGGAACGCGGCCGACAGGGGGTGCTGAGCGTATGCCATGTTCACGCGTCCCCCGAGCCGATCCACACCGCGTCGGGCGCCGGGGGCGTGTTGGTGTCGCCGGGGATGTGTTGCGCGGAGGCCGAATAGGAAGGGCGAATGCCGCGCAGCAAGTGCCCACGCGTGGCGGCAAACGTCTGCGACGACATGCCCAACTCTTGGACTCTGTCGATTAGGGTGGTGTCGGCATTAGGCATGCGTCACCTCACGCGGAGTCGGCGCAGCCAGATCAGGCCAAACCATCCAATAGTCGTGCGGGCGAAAGTCCGACCGCGGAACTCCCACGGCGCGCTCTATGCTGCTGCAATGCTCAGGGCGTAGGGCATTACGGCTGTGAAGCCATTTGTGAATGTGGGGCTGCTTCTTGCCAATGAGGCGCGCAAGCGCGGCTTGCGAGCCAGCACGCTTGATGGCCTCTTCCAAAGCGGGTCGAGAGGGGTTTTCGTTCGTCATGTAGACATGATATAACCCCGGTTATCGTTGAGTCAATAACCATAGTTCTTTGACCAGCAAAAACCAAAGTTATAGGATTTCGGTTATGGATACCAAAGGCTTTGCCACCCGCGTCAAGGAACTCCGCGAGAAGCGCGCGCTCTCGCAGGTGCAACTCGCCAAGATGGTTGGCATTTCGCAGGTTGCGATCAAGAAGATCGAAGACGGCGGGAACACCCGTTATGGGCGCAAACTTGCGGAGGCTCTTGGCGTCTCGCTGGAATACTTAGAGACAGGCGTGGGCGCCGCGGAGATTGACCCGCCGCACAGCTTCAGGCTCGCTGAGCGGCCGACCAAGTGGCCTTTTGGCGCAATACCCGAAGCGGCAATCCACTCGCTTAAATCTGATGAGTTGTCGCGGGTGGAAGGCGCGATGTTGCTAGTGCTAGCGCAGCTGGGAATTGATCTGCAGGACGCGAAACGACTCGCGGCGCTAACTCCGATAGCTAGCCAGCCTCAAGCCAAAAAATTCAGCGGCTTGATGGACATCGACGAAGCGACAGACGAATTTCCGATGTTTATTGGAGGGGGCGAAGCCGCCCCTTGGGAGCCCGGTGGTCAAACAACGAAGCAGATGGAACGGGCGGCCGTCTCTCTACGGCTGAGCCAGGTCGCAAACGTCGGCCATGTAGCGAGAGCGGGTTATTCAGCCAACGATCAGGAGTTCATGGCGATCCCCGAACTCGACGTTCGCCTAGCAGCCGGGATGGGAATCGAGAACTACCATGAATCCGCTATCGGCGAGATATTGCTGCGCCGGTCCTTTCTGGAATCATTCAAGCTCCCGACGGAGCGCATGAAGATCGTGTACGCACATGGCGACAGCATGGAACCGGTTATCCGGAACGAAGGACCGATGCTGTTTTACGCTGAGCCCGTCACGGACCCACGCTTGATCGACCCCCGCACGGTATACGCCATCAACTATGGCGGCGAGATGATTGTGAAATGCATCGAGCGTAAGCGTGATGGAACTTGGCTTGCGATCTCATTGAATCCAGAATTCGCGCCCTTCCCTCTCGCAAAGGATGACGGACGCGACGTTCAGATCGTCGGCCGAATTCTGTGGTCGCCTTACGACTTGCGAAACGGTGTAGACGGGCGACTACTCCCTCGCTCCTAAATCCCCGGGCAGATCGCCCAAAAGACTTAACCCAGGTTATTGACACGCTCGATAACCTGGGTTATTGTTTTTCCTGCCGACAAAGCAAAGCCCCGAATCTGTTGACGCAGACCGGGGCTCCGAAGTACCGCAGTTGACGCTGCGGCATCTCAATCCTGGACAGACGAAGGAGTCCGAACATGTCCAAGCAGAGTATCCGCCCGCAAGGCGCGGAGGGGATTTCTCATCCTCGCACAATACAAAAGCCCCCGGCAACTGTCAAGCGAAATGGCTTGACGCCCGATGCGTTGCCCATCGACCGCCACATGGTCGAATTCCATCTGGACTGCATGCTTGATCAAAAAGAGCGCACACGCGCCCTTCTGAGCGTGATCCTCGGCATGGTTGCGCCGATCGATAACCCCGACCTGACCACAATCGTTAGCCTGGCGGTGGAGATTAACGAGGAGCACGGTAGCTGGTATGACTTGCGAGAGTGCCTCGGCATCGGAGAAGAAAAGGAAAGCGGAGGTGCGGCATGAAACGCACTCTCAAGCTTTCCCACGAGCAGTATCGGCAATTTGCCGACCTGTGCAAGGTTGAAGCAGGCCAGGGTCTGGAAGTATCTACGTTCGAAGAGATGCGCGGCAGTTGGGGGCTAAGCGGCGGCATGGCCTGGGAGTTGATTTCGGACGTGCGCACCAATGACGTTTCGTTCGATCACCACGTATCCCGCATCACCCTGGCAGACGCTGTTGACGTGGCAGAGTTCCGTCGCGCCGGCCGGGGACGGCCGGAACTGGATTGGTCTGTGCTTAGTGATGAAGAGATCTATCCATTCATCGTATGGCATGAAATCGGGCATCGCCGCGACAACTTCAATATGCTGGATGCAGCACTTTTTGATCGGGGAAGTCTTGGTCCCCTGCGCTACATCAATGAGGTGCTGGCGGATCGATTTGCTTGGTCCCAAATTCGTCCCGGCGAACAACTGCCTTTGACGCGCAAAGGTAAGGAAGATCAAACACACATCGCCGAGCAGCTTGCTCTGATCAGCCAGAACCACGTCCGTGCACGCTACAAGGTGCGCCCTCTGATCACCGGTCAGTACGTGCACGTCTCGCCCCGTATGCTCGAAAGTCGGCGGCTAGCGGCATTTGTTGGCCCTGACGTTCACCCCGAGCTCTTGGCGCACTACATCTGGAAGCGCGCCAACCGACTGGACTACAGCACACCAGCGCCCGTCCCAAAAGCCGCTGCTCGCGCTCGTGCCCGCGCGGTCCTGAATCCTCGTGCCGTGGAAGGTGCAGCATGACGCCCGCCCAGAAGTCTCTCGTCACGCACGCCAGCATCTTTGCCCTGCTGCAAAAGCTCAGCACGGACATTGATCAGATGAGCGCCCTGCTGGTCGCTATTCAAGACCGCGCGGCCGATGAGCCCGGATCCGAGGCTGGCCTGCAGTTCGAAACCTTGGCCCGCATCGGCGTGGACATTGCCGCGCGCAACGGGGATCTCATGTGCGACACCATTTGCATCTTGCGCGACGTGATCGCGCAGGGAGAACGTCATGAGTAAGCCCCGCAATCCCACCGAACAACTGGCGGCTGCCGTGCGCGGCCGCGCCCTGTACATCCGTTTGTACGAAAAGGCCACGGCCGAACTTTCAGAGGTAAAGGGCGACGCGGCCTCCATGCGCGAACGCTGCGCAACCCTAGCCAGCGCGCTCGAGATCACGACCAGCATCCTCGAGGCCTCGGACGATCCGCACCTGAAAGCAAGCGCCACCGCGGCGCGCAACCTGTTGAACACTGCGGGGCGCGCCCCCGCCGCGGAGGCTCATCAATGAAAGCTCTTGTTATCCCCGCCAGCACAGCCGCCACCATGAGCAGTCGGGAAATTGCTGATTTGGTGGAGGCCCGGCACAACGATGTCGTGTCCACGATCGAGCGTCTGTTCGACAAGGGACTTTTACGATCAAGTCGTAAAACCCGGCGCGAGGCCACGCGCGGCCGGCCGATTGACGTGTATGACCTGGTCGAGCGGGATACGCATCTTGTCGTGGCCGGCTACAGCGATGAGCATCGCGCCCGCGTGATCGATCGTTGGCAAGAGCTGGAAGCGCAGGCGGCGTCAGGCTTTGCCATCCCGACAACGCTTTCGGGCGCCCTGATGCTCGCCGCCGAACAGGCAGCCACCATCGAACGCCAGCAGGCTCAGATCGCCGATGCCGCCCCCAAGGTCGAGTTTGTGGACCGCTATGTGGATGCCACCGGCAATAAAGGCTTCCGCCAGGTCGCAAAGCTGCTCAAGGCGAACGAGGCGCGATTCCGCGAGTTCCTTGAGGCCAGGAACATCATGTACCGCCTGGGCGGGGAATGGACCCCGTACCAGAACCATATCGACGCAGGGCGTTTCGTGGTCAAGACGGGCGTGTCTGAATCGGACCACGCCTACACCCAGCCCAAGTTCACGCCCAAGGGGGTCGAGTGGATCGCAGCCCTGTGGGCCGTGCATTGCATTCGTGAAGATGACCAGGAGGCCGCATGAAGAAGTCGGACATGAATCACCTGCGTCGCTTGCTGGGCTGGATCCGCTGCGATATCGGCCAGGCGCCGGCCGAACTCCAACAGACGATGATCGACGTGGCAGCCGGCCTGGGCCACCCGGAAATCAGCGAAGAGGCCAAGGCCCGGATGGTCGAGACGTACCGGCGGGCGGAAGCCGTGCCGCTGTACGTCCGGGCAGCCGTTAAGGCGCTGGAAAAGGTGCTGGCCAGCGCCGGGCGCGAGGGTGGTGCTGGAAAGGCGAGCGCCGCCGCCGGACCCCGCGCCAATACCGGGTTTGACCCTGGTGTTGATGCCGGGCGCGAGTTGCTCGGACGCGGCGCCCCCGGCCAGGACGGCGCTGTGCTGGCATCCCGCGGGCATAGAACCCGGGATGCGGAGTACGCGGCAGGGTTGCGCGCAGCTCTTATCCTCGCCCGCGACTCGCACGGCGTCGCCTTGATGACGGACCCTCCGCAGGATGCATGGAAGGCCCGGCGCGTGGACGAGGTGATCCGGGCCGCGCTGGCCGGGCCGACGCAGGAGGGCGAGACATGCTAA